AAACCAGACCAGGAGGCGTCATGCCCGACCAATACCACCACGGCGTACGGGTGCTAGAAATTAATGAAGGCACCCGCACCATTCGCACTGTTGCAACAGCCATTATTGGGCTGGTTGCAACAGCACCTGACGCTCTGGCCGGCCTGCCCGCTGAAGCAACTCTGAGCCCGATTGCGCAGAATGGCGATATCGCATTCACCGCGAAACTGATCGGCACGCAAGGCAACAAGATTCGTGTCCGCTACGTGGATCCAGGTGCCAATTCCTCTGCAATCTCAGTCTCGGTTTCAGGCAGCGATATAACCGTAAGCCTGGGCACCGGCGCGACCGGCGATATATCCAGCACAGCATCCGACATCATGACGGCCATCGAAGGGAGCACCGAAGCGGCGGCTCTGGTCAGTGTTGCCCTTGAGCCAGGTAACAATGGCACAGGCGTTGCCAACGCCATGGACTGGACGAAGCTGGGAGGCGGGGAGAACGAACCCTTCCCCCTGAACACACCGGTTCTCATTACCGACCTATCCGGGGCGATTGGGGATGCAGGAACTACCGGCACCCTGCCCTCTGCGCTCGATGCCATCGCAGACCAAGCCAGTGCACCTGTGGTTGTCGTTCGTGTTGAAGAAGGCGCTGATGAATCCACCATGCAAGCCAACGTCATCGGCACCACTACCGCCCAAGGCAAGAAAACCGGCCTCAAGGCACTTCTGGCTGCTGAGCAGAACCTTGGCGTAAAACCCCGCATCATTGGTGTACCAGGTCTCGACACAGAAAACGTGACGGCTGAGGCAATCAGCATTGCTCAGAAGCTTCGAGCATTCGTTTACGCGAGCTGCTACGGCTGCGAAACCCTCGAAGAAGCCATTCTGTACCGTAACGGCTTCGGCGCTCGCGAGCTGATGCTCATCTGGCCAGACTTCACCTCATTCGACGTAAACACCGCCAGTGTTGGCACCGCACACGCCGTCGCCAGGGCAATGGGTATGCGTGCGAAGATCGACCAAAGTGTAGGCTGGCACAAAACCCTGTCTAACGTAGCGGTGAACGGTGTCACTGGCATCGACAAAGACATCTACTGGGATCTGCAGGATCCAAACACCGATGCCGGCTTGCTCAACGCGAACGATGTCACCACCTTGATTCAGCGTGAAGGCTTCCGCTTTTGGGGTTCCCGCACCTGCAGTGCCGACCCATTGTTTCAGTTCGAGAACTACACCCGCACTGCCCAAATCCTGGCAGACACTATCGCCGAGGCGCACATGTGGGCGGTGGACAAGCCTATGCATCCCTCTTTGGCCAAGGACATCATCGAAGGCATCAACGCCAAGTTTCGCGAGCTGAAGAACCTGGGGCTGATCATCGATGCCCGAGCCTGGTTCGATGGTGAAATCAACACCAAAGACACCCTGAAGGCCGGCAAGCTGTACATCGATTACGACTACACCCCGGTACCGCCACTGGAAAACCTGATGTTGCGCCAGCGCATCACAGACCAGTACCTGGTCGACTTCGCCAGCCGCGTGAACGCATAAGGAGCACTGACCCATGGCACTCCCCAAGAAGCTCAAGCACTTCAACCTGTTCGGCAACGGCGACAACTGGCAGGGCCAGATCGCCTCGCTGACACTTCCACCCCTGGTACGCCAGATGGAAGAGTTCCGCGGCGGTGGTATGAACGCTCCTGTCGATATTGATCACGGCATGGAGAAGCTCGAATTCCAATGGACACCCGCCGGACTGATCCCGGAGCTGTTCGACAACTTTGGCACCAGCCAGCTGGACAAAGACATGCTGCGCTTTGCTGGCAGCTACCAACGCGACGACACCGCCGAAACCGTGCCGGTTGAGATTGTGGTGCGTGGCCGTCATCGCGAAATCAACATGGGTGATGCCGAGTCTGGCAGCGACAACACCCAGAGCATCACCACCACCGTGAGTTACTACAAGCTCACCATTGGCGGTGAAGAAGTGGTGGAAATCGACGTGATTGGCATGGTCGAGAAGATCCGCGGCGTTGATCGCCTGAAAGAACACCGCAACAACATCGGCCTGTAAGGAAGCCCTGAGTCATGAGCAAAACTGAAACCATTACCGTGGCACTGGATACGCCCATTGCCCGCGAAGGCGAGAAGATCGACCAGGTGAAACTGCGCAAGCCTATGGCTGGCGAACTGCGTGGTAAC